AAATAGATTTTGGAATTCTATTTTGTCTATAACAACAAAGATATAATATATGGACCATATCACAGTTTTTAGTGCCTTCTCGGGAGAGTTTTATGATTTCCCTACAAAAGATATAAAACATCTAGTACCGGAGATTATACCCCTCACTTCAAAACCAAGAAATTGTAAAAAGTGTTTTAATCGAGGACAAATAGGAAGAAACTCCAATAATTTTGCATATATAATATGTTCCTGCGTGCAAAAGGTTTTAGATTTATCTAAAATTAAGGATATAGATGAAAAATTTAAATCTCGTTGAGTATTTTCCTTCCAGCTCACCTCGCAAGTCTCAGGTAGAAGCACTGAATCAGATTTCAAATATTTTTAATTCCGGTAAAAAATATGCCATAGCTCGCCTTCCTACAGGTTCTGGTAAAAGTCACATAGGAGTATCAGTTGCTCGTTCTACAAATCACCTAGATAAATTAAGAACGAATCTGCTGGAAACATACGAGGTTTATAAAATGGACCGAAATGGGTCTTATGTTCATGAGAATGAATTTCAGACAGCAGAAACAGCAGGAGCGTTTATCCTTACAGTGTCGAAATCACTACAGGATCAATATAAGAACCTTTTTGAGGACCTGCATTTAATTAAAGGAAAAAATAACTATCAATGTGAAGTAGACAGAAATGTAACAGTTGACTTTGCTCCTTGTCTATACACTCCCGATCTCAAGAAAGAATGTTTTGAAAATGATAGATGTCCATATTACAAGACGCGCAAAAATGCTCTTCTTTCATTGGATCCTATTTTAAATTATAAAGCCTTCTTTAATCTTCCTTCGTTTCTTAAAAAACGACAATTTTTTATATGCGATGAAGCTAGAGAAATTAATGCCGAGTTAGTCTCAAGTCACACTATCACCATTAATTATGCACAACTCTTGTCTGAGGAGATCATATTTAAAAAAATAATTTCGGATGATCCGACGGATGCTCATTTCTGGATCAATGATGTTTATCTCCAGCTAAAGGAAAAACAGGCCGATTTAAAACAAAAAGTTTCATTGATGTCCAGAAAATACTCTAAGACAGATGGAATCTATTTCAGGAGTGTGCAAAATTTAAGTAAATTAAACAATTTAATTAAAAGTTTATGTGATGTGTTAAAGGTTTGGCAAGAATGTAATTTCATTGTGGAACACAAAGATAGTAAATCTGTCACCTTCACACCATGCGATGTAAGACCGTTAGCACAAGAAGTATTTGGTTATGCAGATAAAGTATTACTCATGTCTGCAACCATCTCCAATCATGAGGAATATGCAAAAAGTTTAGGTATAAGCAAGAATGAATATGAGTTTATAGACATACCATCGACTTTTGAGGCAGCTCGTTCACCTATACATATAACCTCTAAGTTTAATTTATCGTATAAAAGCATAAAAAATGATCTCCCACGAGTGGTAGAAGCGGTTAGGCGTATATGTGAGTTACATAAGAATGAAAAAGGAATCATTCATACACACACGAATTACATCACAGAAGCCCTTAAGAAGAATCTGTCGTCAAATGACAGGTTTCTCTTCAGAGAATTGGGGGTTACCAATGAAGACATTGTAAAAATACATACAGAACAAAAGAACATTAACACAGTGCTAGTTAGTCCTTCTCTCGGTACAGGTCTGAGTTTAGACGATGATTTGGGAAGGTTTCAAATCATAGTCAAAGCTCCTTTTTTACCCTTGGATTCAAAGAGAATCAAAAAAATGTTTGATAAGAATCCTCAATATTATGTTATGGAAATGTTAGACGCCTTGGTGCAAATGTGTGGTCGCTGCACTCGTTCCCAGAAAGATTCCTCAATTACTTACATATTAGATGCCTCCGCCCTAAATGCGGTACTAAGGTATAAAAACTATTTACCCAAGGATTTTTTAGACAGATTCTTGTAAGTAAATTAAACTAATGAAGCAATATACTTTTAACTGGGAAATACAGACCCTATTAGAACAATTTACAGCTGCTTTTAATGACATTGTCATTAAGAAATACAACAACGAGAAAGAAGAAGTAGCAGATGACATAAAGGTCAAATTTGTATATGCTCCTAAACAGAGAGTGTTTGCAGCACTTAGCACACCTGGTCCAGGCGGGTTAACCGTTCCAGTCATATCAATAAATCAAAGTTCTATCCAAAGAGACGGTTCTCGGGTTTTTAATAAATTAGAAGGATTTAATGTACCACATGCCCGTGACGTGCATCTAGAGGATTCTTTTTTGAGAAAAATACCACAGCCAGTCCCAGTAGATATAACAGTGAACATGACAATCATCACGAAGTTTCAGGCAGATATGGATCAAATTATATCAAATTTTGTTCCATATTGTGACCCGTATATAGTTATCTCATCAAAGTTACCTGGATTAGAGGATTCTACTATACCATTTGAATTGAGAACAGTCGTTATTTGGAGTGGATCAATCAATTACAATCTTCCAATGGATATAGGAGCTACTCAGGCATTTAGAATAGCGGCTGACACCTCGTTCACCATCAAGGGCTGGCTGTTTAAGAAAATACATAAAGATATTCCAAGAGTATTTCGCATTGATACAGACTTCGCCGCCGCTACAAATGTTCTATTAGATTACTCATTATTGGATGAGCTGAGTGAACCTTCTAATTCCTTGTCAGTTGGTATTCCGATTGAAAAGTACAAAGGCATTTCCACAATCCCTAGCACTGTCTTGGATGGAAATTCTGTTCAAGGTGAAGGTTTTACAAAAACAATATACGCAAAACCTGTAATAAAATATTCCTCACCTACTAAAATGTATTCGTTTGAAGGTTCTGATTCAGAGTCTGTCACAAATTTAAATATAGACATATATGGAAAGTATTTTATACAGACCAAACACCTGTTTATTAGCGGTTCCACTCCTGCAATGTTCAGTAATGTATCTTCCTTTGACTTATTTGACTTTGATCCTTATCTCAATTCTACATTTCCAAAATTTTCTGGAGTTGCAATACCTCATTTTTATATCCTAAGTGACCAACACATTAATTTTAAATTGACAGAATCCCCAAAAACCTCCGGACACTTTGACATCTTAGTTGTAAATGACGCTGGTTATGAAGTATTGTCAAGATCCAACATTGCTCAATCATCCGGAATTCCAGTTGTCATGGCAGAGTTCTTAATACATTAAATATTTTTTAAGATCAATATACATATATGGGATTTAGAAAGAGTCTTTGTAAATATTAAGCATGCCAGACATTTCTTCTACTAACAACGCTGTTTATAATCAGAATTTCGTGTCTAGTATTCTGCAAAGACTTCCTTATGTCTCTGATAGACTCAGAACTACCTCAGACAATCACAATTATGAATTGTTTGACAGACTATCGAAGAGAACAGAACAGCGTTTACTTAAACATTCAGTCATAACCGGTAACGCTTACAGAGAGGACAGATCAAACCCTAGCAATTTTTCATCTGAAAGTCAATATCACAAGTATATATATGCTAGGTTAGACTCTGATAAGATTAGAAGAATAGCTGAATATCGCCGGATGGCAGCATTCGCTGAGGTTTCAGATTGTTTAGATGAAATATGTAATGATTTTATCGTTAAAGATGAAAATAACACCATCCTGAATATAAGATATTCTTCTTATAGTAATTTAACAAATGAAGAAAAGAAAGAAATTTCAAATGAATTTTACAAATTTATAGATATTTTTGATTTAGAACACAAAGGAAGTGGATATTGTCGAAAGCTCTTAACGGAAGGCGAGATCTTCTTTGAAAATATAATATATAAACCTAAATCAGATTATGGTATTATAGGAGTAATGTCTATTCCAGGAGAGTTGATAAACCCTGTATATGATTCTATTCAAAACAGTGTTATAGAAAATTTTATATTTCAAAAACCAATATCTCTCAATCACAACACAGCTGGCCCACTGTCTCAGGCACAAAGTAATATTAGTCCGGTTAACCCGTTGCAACAGCAATTATTACCCATGCACGCCAACCAGATCACTTATATACATTCTGGTATGTGGAATGATGACTCAACCATTAGAATACCTTTTATAGAGAATTGTAGAAGAGCATATAAGCAACTATCACTTTTGGAAGATTCTATTATCATATATAGAATGACAAGAGCCCCAGAGAGGTTGAAATTTACAATAGACGTGGGTAATATGCCACCGGCCAAGGCAGAAGGTT